GTGCTAATTATATTTTAAAGTTAATGGATGTTTCTGGCAATTTGTTAAACGCAATGCAATTTTACGGAAACGGCACAACTCTTACAGCAGATTTTGGTTCTAATCCTATTATCAGTGGAGCGATAACAAGTAGTGGTTTGCTTGGAGTAACAGTTGCATCTGGATATGCGGCCACGTTTATGGGCGGCAATGTCGGCATAGGGACGACGACGCCGCTTTCAAAACTTTCAATCAATGGTGGACTTCATGTTGGCGGAGACTCTGATGCAGGTGATAATAATTTATTAGTTGATGGTAATGTTACATTAGGAACTGCTGGTAGTGGCATATCAATTAAAGAGGGTAGTAATGCAACTATGGGCATAGCTACTCTTGTGGCTGGAACGGTAACCGTAAACACAACAAAGGTAACTGCAAATTCAAGAATATTTTTAACAGTAAATGGTGGAACACTTACAAACGTAGGTGCTACATATATTTCAGCAAGAACAGCGGGGACATCATTCACGATTACATCTATGAATATTTTAGATGCCAGTGACGTATCGTGGTTCATTTGCGAACCAAATTAATTTAACGAACCTAAAAATACAGAAATTATAGTAATACCATAATGAGTAGTCAAATACCAAATACGGAAGAGCAAAACATGGAAGTGGAAATGTTGCGGATGCTCAATGATGTCAAAAACAAGTTGGAAGAAACCAATACAAGACTTGGTGAGAATCATTTAGAGCTTGTGGAAAATTTTGGAAAACTAACAGCATGCACAGCGGTTTTAGAGACAAAACTTGAAGCGATAGAAGTGCAAACAACTTTGACAAATGGAACTGTTAAAGGTCACGAACGGTTCAACAACAGACTTATTGGACTGTCTTTAATTGGTGGATTGGTAACATTCATAATCTCTGTTTTTCTTTATGTTTACTTACCAAAATTTCTTGACAAACTTGACAACTCAATGACTACTACAACCAAACTTGAAATAATTCATAAACAAAACGGAGAACTGAAGCCATGAAAGAAAAAATAGATGGTTATATTTTATTTATTCTTGTGGTATCTGCTGTTGTGATGGCAGCTTTAATAATGATTGGATTGTTTTTCATAACAATTCCGAAAGAAAATCAACAAATGGTCAACATTTTCGCTGGTGCCATTATAACTGGAGCACTTTTGACTGTCTATAACTATCGTTTTGGATCTAGTCAGGGTTCGGCGAAAAAGACAGATATTATGGCGAAACCCGACGAAGTTTTGACTGAAGAAAAAAATAAATAATAGTTAATTTTATCGGCAATATTGACTATCTTACGATAAGAAAGGATGGGCAATATGAATACGCCGAATCATCAGGAAGCAATCAGAAAGTGGCAAAGGAAACACGGGCTTGCCTATCTGCGAGAATATCGGGCAAAACATAGGGATGAGTGCCGATAAGACTGATATAATGAAAACTGAAGCTGATACTAAAATTATTGAAGCTAATACAAAAACAGAAACAAAGGTGCAGTGATGCCAGAATTTGGATTGAGATCGATTCGAGAACTATCGACTTGTGATGAAAGACTTCAAAGAATTTTTAATGAAGTTGTTAAGTATTTTGACTGCACAGTTATTGAGGGACATCGCGGAGAGGAGGCACAGAACAAAGCCTTTGATGAAGGAAGATCGAAATTAAAATATCCAAATGGTAAACACAATAAAATTCCTTCTCTTGCTGTGGATGTTATGCCATTTCCGATTGACTGGAAAAATAACGAACAGATTGCTTACTTTGCCGGTCAGGTAGTAGCTACAGCCCGAACGATGGGAATCACTCTTCGATGGGGACACGATTTTAATATGAACAACAAACTAAACGATCAAAAGTTTATAGATGCTCCACACTATGAAATCGAGGATTAACTATGAAAATAAATAAATTGCAAGTAGGGGATTTCCTTTTTTTTCATACAGAACCTAAAAATACTTTTGACAGAATAATTCCTTTCGGTATTCAAGAACTTACAAATTCGCTTTGGAATCACGTAGAGACAATCTATGAAGTGCAAGACAATGATGTTTTATCTGCCGGTGCTTTGTCTGAAGGATATAAAATCAGAAGCATCCGAGAGGCAATCAGCAAGGAAGATGTTAGAATCTCAGTCAGACGTTATCACGGAGATGGAGTTGGTGGAAAAGAACTAACAGACGAAGACAAATTTAAAATTCATCATCAAATTAATTTAATTCAAAATGCTCCGTATGGCTTTTCTCAGATAGCTTTTCTTGCTGTCCTTAGCCAAATTAATAATGTAACCTTGCCGTCTTATATTTTAAGGCAAGCGATGGAAGAGTTACAAAAGATGCTTGACTGTGGACAGACTCAAATGATATGTTCTGAAGCAGCATACAGAGTTGTGGCAAGGGCTGGATTACCAATTAGAATTTTAAATGATGATGCAGTTCAGGATTATTATAATGCAACCGGATCAATAATGGATTTATACCGTGCTACGAAAAAAGAAGATCAGTTAAATCCTTTGATCGAAAATTGGATTACTCCAAAAGATTTATCACTATCGCCGGATTTAATAACTATGGGCGATTTAGAAGTAGGTTGGAGATAGCCGAAGATAATTCAACTCAAAACAGGAGAACTAAAATGAAGAAATTTATTTTTGCAATGTTACTTGTATTTACAGTTGCTCTATCTGCCTGTGATTGTTCAGGTGTCAAAAGCTCACTTCAAGATTGGAGCAAAGAGAGATCAGATTATCAAGCAAGAATTTATGTCAAGGATTCTCTTTTGGTCACCTACAAAGATTCTTTAAAAGAATGTCAGCAAGACAAAAGGCAACTTAATTTTTGGAAAGAAGCAGAGTAGTTTTCTTCCCTGCCAAGTGCCACACTTGAGCTTCCCTCCTTGTCTCAGGTGTCTTGCCTCTGGTGCTTGGCGGTGGTTTTATTTCTTCCATAATCTTCAAAAACCTTAATAAAACACACCTTTTTGACTCTGAAAAATTAATCTTCAAAACTCACTTCTTTGTTTACTTTTACGTAACTTATTGTTATATAATAACAAGTTATACGATTGATTGTTCATTGAAAACTTGAGGCATTTTGGAAGGTAAAACCAGATGATGAACTTCCCGGCACGGAGTCGCGGGAAGAGAAGATGGTGAAACTGGAGGCCGACAAACAAAAGCACGCTGGTTTTTCTGTGCAAGGTTTTTTGTTGAAATCGTCACAACAGTGCTGCTGCGAGATGGAAAGAACTTTCGTGGTAAATCCACGCAGAAGAAAGTCCGCAGAGATAATTTGAGTATGCTCGCAGTTGTTCAACAAAATTCGCCAAATTGAAAGAAGCAGTAGCAGACAGCGGTAAGCAGTTTGTATTGAGATTTGAAAAGCAGGTGACAGTGAAGAACGCATTTGAGTTCACGACTCAACACCTGCTCTATAATAGAGTAAGAAGATCTTACTCAACATATAAAACACAAGGAGACAATCATGAAAAACTCAAATAAGAAAATCGGACATATTTTTAATGGTTATAAAAAATCAAAACCGTTTTCTATTGAAATAGAATTAACAATCACAGGGAAAGTAAATATAGTAAAATTTACTTACCACAAAACAGAAGGTTTAATGGCCGAAAATTATCAATGTTTTGAAGTAGAATACGATAGAAAAAATATCGAAGATCAGATAAAAAAACAACTTAACACCAAATTAATAAAGCTTTCAAAAAACAAGAGTGCTGTTGAAGTTGGTGGTGGAGCATATATATCTTTTCCTAACATTTTTTCATCAAAGGTATAACTATGAAAAACCAATTCTCAAAATCCCTCTCCACTCAAGAAATATTCCAAGTAATTCCAGAAGCAAGGATTGAAAATAAAGAAAAACAGGAAATTCTTGATCTCCGTATTCGCACATATAACTCCATCTGGTGGTATCTCAACTCTAAGGTGCTATCATGAGTGAGAAAGAAAAAGAATATATGCGACGAGAAGCAGTAAGGTTCGTTAAACAGATAATTCGAGATGGTGCATCTGATGGAATTGTGATCAAAAAATTTACGAACTTCGGTTATTCAAAGACAACTGCTGATTCGTGTCTTGAAGAAGCGAAACTTGAAATACTTAAAAAACAAGGAGAAGTGAAATGAACTTCAAAGAGTTACAAGACAAAATTGGAACACAAATTGAATCAGACTGGCATCAACACAAAAATGGTAATGGGTGGGTGCACAAAAATGCAGTATTAGAAGAGTCTTGCTTTGTTAGTGAAAATGCCATTATGTTTTCAGGCAAGGTGTCTGGCAATGCTTGGGTGTCTGGCAATGCTCGGGTGTCTGGCAATGCTTGGGTGTATGGCGATGCTCAGGTGTCTGGCAATGCTCAGGTGTCTGGCAATGCTCGGGTGTCTGGCAATGCTCAGGTGTATGGCAATGCTCAGGTGTTTGGCGATGCTTGGGTGTCTGGCAATGCTCGGGTGTATGGCAATGCTCAGGTGTTTGGCGATGCTTGGGTGTATGACAATGCTCAGGTGTTTGGCGATGCTTGGGACAAGTCACCACTGTTCATAATTGGTTCAAAACATTCTTTGACTAACTGCAAAAAAGGATTTATTCGAATTGGTTGCCATTGTAAGAAAATTGATTGGTGGTTGGAAAACTTTGAAGACATTGGCAAGAAAGAAAACTACACACCAGATGAAATAAAAGAATATGGTGCTTATATTAGATTGTTTAAAGAGGTGGGCAAATGAAATATACCAAATTTGAAAAATTTCTTCTTGTTTATATGTTGTTTGCTGTTATCATTCTTCTCATTAAAAACCTGTGGGGTGTATAATGATAGATGACAATATAGTAGACAAGATAAAAAACCTTAATGAAAAAGCAAAGTCAGCCGAAGCAATAGGCGAGATGAAAGAAGCTGAAACATTTGCTGCTGCGGTGAGGAATCTTCTTCTCAAATACGAACTTGACACTTGTTAGATCGGCGGAAAAAATAGCATACGATTCTTATGTAAATTATTTTCACAAATGTAAATCAGAGGGAGATGTTACTAAACCGCGAACAAGTATGTCTACAGCACTTGTCAGAATATCTGACATGAGAAGCAAGGTTGATGATTTTATGCGAGATAATATAAGTGTGGGAAAAGCGAGTTATTCTTCTGTCAGAACATCTGGAAACGTTGCTGGAAAAAGAAATGGAGCTGAACTTGGAAGAAAAATAAACATAAGACAGAAAGGAGTAATAGAAAACAAACGATGAAAACAATAGAAGTAGATTCGATTCGGGAGTATGACATTGCTGGTTCTAAAAACGGGAAAGCACCAATGTGTATTTATTGTTTTGACCTTGCAACACACATAGTGAAAGGTATTATCTACATAGACAAAATGGATATTCCATACATGGAACCAGTTTGTCAAAAGCATGTCGAAGTTTTGAAAGGAAACAAGATTCCAAAAAACGAAAAGATCCAAACACTCATCGATACAAAAGTCGATAGTGAAACTAACACACAACAAAATAACAAGGAGCAAGTCATGAGTAAAAACACAGATGTAAACGGACGACGCAAGGCTGACAAGACCGCGAAAATCGTGATCAAAAAGGGAGATATAAAAACGTCTCCAGTAAAACTTCAAAAGACTGAAAAACCAGTCGTGAAGAAAGAACCTCGTGTTTCTACGAGTTCTGTTATGATCGGCATGATGAAGACCGGTGCGACGATCGCGCAAATGGTCGCTGGTGTTAAAAAAGCATTGGAAGTTGCCGAAGACAAGGCAACATACAATGTGAAATGGTATTTGAACAAATTCACCAAAGAAAAATCGGTGACTGAAAACAAAGGAGTTTATAAATCCAAGTAAACCCTGTCTTTCTCCCGCTCGTGTTACAGGCGTGCGAGCAAATCGAGGCGGGAGAACTTGATTAATCGATTAAATAATTTCAAAATACAAAACAAGGAGAAATAAATGACACAGCAAGAAAATGAAAAAACAGAAGGAATATTTGCAAGATTTGTAATGGAGAATAAGTCAATTGACCAGTCTCCAGAGGAGTTTCTATTGGAGATAAAGAAATCTCTCAGTGCAAACAAAACTGAAAAGGCAAAGATTGATTACTTGTCTCATCTTGCTGCCAGCATTCAACCTGATCCAATTCAAGCCAGACTTTGCAAAGCAGGTTGTCATGGAAGAGGATTCAGATACATTGATGTTAGTCTTGACAAAAACACAGTTCACTACAAAATTGATTTATGCTGTGGTGTGATTGGAACTTCACCTTATGCCAAGATATTTGAGAAGTTGATACTTGTGAATGAAAGAATGGAAAACCAAGTGCAGTTATTCAAGGTTGGAATCAAAATGCTTGAACAACATGATTGTGATACTACCGCCGGAATAAAAGCACTCGAAATATGTGTAGCAGAAGATTTTGAAGATATAAAAAATTATCAATTATTTAGAAAAATTTGCAAATATTTAAAAATATTAACAAAACGATAGATTCTTGGAATTTCCAAGAGATTCTTGGAGATTCCTTCTTATCTTATCTTATCTTATCTTAACTTATCTTATCTTAACTTAGAAGAATATGTTGTTGCAAGAAAATCATTTGACAATGAGTTGAGATAAGTATATTATATGTAGTATAAAAATGTTATATAACAGTCGAACATAATAACGAACGAGGACAGTATGACTGGAAATCAATTCAAAAAAACAAGAACAAAACTTGGCATAACACAAACTCGCCTCGCAGATATTCTTGGTTACAAATCTTATCAAACAATTCTTCGCTACGAGAAACGGAGCGAGCAAAATATCCCGATGAATGTTGCAGTGTCTGTCACAATGCTTGTTGACGACAAAAAGAAAGGAGTAAAAAATGTCTGAAAATCTCACCATAACAACCCCGTCTTTTGTGTTAAAGAAAAGTCAATTCATTCCAACTGCAAAAAATATAGCAGATACACTTCTTGAAGAAGTTGACAGTGTAACAGCTTTTATTGCCGCGAAACAATTGACTGAGATAGCGAAAGTTCTTGTTGAAACAATCAAACCTTATGCCGAGAAAAAAGTTGGTTTGAAACCCGTTGTTATCCAAGGTGTGACAGTTAAATCAAAAGCACTGGCAAAAAAATATGATTATGGCGAAGATCCTGAACTCGCAACACTTAATGAAAAACTTGAACAAATTAAGGAGAATATTGATAAAAGAAAAACACTGCTTGAGTGCATGAAAAAACCAATAGATATTGTAGACAAAAAAACAGGTGAAATTGTAACTGTAAAACCTGCCAAACTCATTAGTGCTGGTTCAACGCTTGAGGTGACATTTGAAAAATAAAGATAAACATATCAAACTGTGTTTTATGGATCTTGAAACAACAGGAACAGATCCAGTTGCTAATGGTGTGCACTGGATTTCTGGTAAGATTTTTAATGTTACAGAAGATGGTCTGCTTTTTCCATCACAACAGTTGGTAGAAATTGATAAGTTTGATTTAAGAGTTCGACCGTTTGCTACCGATGTTGTTTCTGGTGATGCCATCGAAGTTTCAAAAACTACATTCGCACAACTTGAGGAATTTTTAGAACCAGGCGCTGTGAAACAAACACTCGAAATGATTTTTACGAAACATGTTGATAAATTTGACAAGTTCGACAAAATGTTTTTTGTTGGTTACAATGCACGGTTCGATTGTGATTTTATGCGTGAGTTTTGGAGAAAAACAGGTGACAAATATTTTGGTTCCTGGTTCTGGTTCCCTCCTATCGATGTAATGAATATGGCTGTATTGCAATTAATAAACAAGAGATGTTCTATGCCAGATTTCAAATTGGGAACTGTGGCAGAAACATTGGGTGTGAAACTTGACAAAAAACAACTTCACTCAGCTCTTGTTGATATTGATTTGACAATTGCTTTGTATCTCACTCTTATTAATAAAGAAAAAGCATGATTCAGGTAAGTATTATATCAGATGAAAAATATTGTTCTATTTTTCTTAAATACAAAAATAATACCGTAGAATTAAGTGGAACAAGTAATCCATGGATAACACTTTTTAAGGCGTTAATAAAACTTGAGATTATAAAAATAAAATCACAATTTAAAAAAACAAGAAAAAAAATATGATTATTACAGAAGAAAAAAGAAAAGAGTTTGAGGAACTTGGAAAACCTCTCATCAAATTTTTGAATGATAATTTTCATCCACACACAACCGTTGTTGTTACACCAACAGGTATCGAGTTGCTTGAAGGAGTGTGTGCGAGTCCTGTTACAGAATTTGTAAAAGATTAAAAATTAATTATATAAACAAGGAGAAATACAATGCAAAAATTCATCAAAGCAGTAAAGCAGCAACTCAAACTCAGACTCGGTATTTATTCACCCTCTGGTGGTGGAAAAACATTCACCGCTCTTAGCATAGCAAAAGGACTTGGTGGACGAGTTGGTTTAATTGATAGTGAGCGTCAGTCCGCCAGAAAGTATGCTGACAGATTTGATTTCGATGTAATTGAGTTAGATGAGAATGAACTCAACATTGACACATATATAACGTGTATAAAAGAAGCTGAAAAGAACGGAATAAACGTTCTTATTATTGACAGTGCTACTCATGCGTGGAAAGACTTGCTTGCCGAAATCGACAAGATAGCTCAAGCAAAATTTTCCGGCAATACGTGGGCAGCTTGGAGTAAAGGAACTCCAAAACAAAATGCGTTTATTAATGCAATCCTTGGATTTGATGGTCACGTTATAGTGACAATGCGTGCTAAGACTGAATGGGTTATTGAAAAAAATGACAAGAACAATAAGACTGCTCCTGTTCGTGTTGGACTTGCTCCTGAACAAGGAAAAGGAATTGAATTTGAATTTGATATGCTTATGTCTATGACTGCCGGACATGATGCTTTGATCGAGAAAGACAGGACTGGAAAATTCCAGGACAAGATTATCGAAAAACCTGGTGAAAAGTTTGGTGTTCAAATTCGTGAATGGCTTAATGAAGGTGAAGTTGCACCAATTAAGCAGCAGAAAACATCACTGAAAGCACCTAAAGAACAGGAAAGTGTGTCCAGAGAGGCATCTAAAGCTGCTGGTGCAGGTGTTTCAATGTCAGTTACTGACAAAAATCATCTTGTTTCAAAATTAAGAATTTGTGCAGATCTTGATGAATTAAAAACTTTCTGGGAAAAAGAGATCAACGGTCTCAAGCTCACAGAATCTGAAAAGAAAGTTTTCCTGAAAGAGAAAGATGATGCGAAAAATAAGTTAACAAATGCCGTTGCTGAAATTTCGTTGATCGTCCAGAAAATCATTGATGATATCGGCACGTCGAAAACTCTTGCTGGAGCAAAAAAGCATTTTGCTGTCGCAGAAAAGAAATACTCGGAAAAATTAATAACATCGGCAGAAATTGATGCTATCAAAATAAAGTTTGCCGAAATAATAAAAGTATTTAACGAACGATCTTGAAAACAACAATAAATATAATAGGAGAAAAACATCATGAGTGGATTGAATAAAATAGTCATCATCGGAAATCTCGGACAAGATCCGGAACTTGAATACACTACAAGTGGTGTTGCTGTTGCAAATTTTTCCGTCGCAGTCAATGAGCAATGGAAAGACAAGGATGGCAACAAACAAGAACATGTGGAATGGTTCCGTTGTGTCGCATGGAGAAAGATCGGTGAAATATGCGGAGAATATTTGAAAAAAGGTCAACAAGTTTATATTGAGGGAAGTCAACGAACAAGAAGTTACGATGACAAGGAAGGTATAAAACGTTATGCAGTCGATCTTGTTATCGATAAAATGTTAATGCTTGGTTCTAAGGGTGTTGCCTCAGATGATAAAAACTACAAGAAAAAAGTCGAGGAAGAAGCTGCCACAGTTGTTGGTAATGACAAGGGTGTTGAAGATGATCTTCCATTCTAAATTAAAAACAAACCTGAAATGAGAGATGAAATGGCTCACAAAAGAATGTTGAATAAAAACATAGTAGTTGACGCGCAGGTTTGTCGTCTCAGCGAATTTGCTCAGCTTTTTTACACTTGGATGATTCCTTTTCTTGATGATTTTGGAAGAATAACTGCAGACCCTTTTGAGTTAAATGTGCTTATTGTCCCACTTCTTCACAAATCTGCTGGAGAGATCGAATCGGCGTTGATAGAAATCTGTTCATCCGAGATAGACTCGAAAATGCCTCTTGCTGCTGCTTATGAAGTAGACGGAAGCAAGATTCTTCAGTTTAAAAAGAAAGCATTTGAGGATCATCAGTCAGGAATAATCGGGAAGAGGACGCGGTCGAAATATGCTGATCCTCTTCCTGATACTCGTCTTCTTTATAGACGTGATGGCGATGTGAAATTTTTTGATGTTCTTGGAAGTAATTTCGCTGTTGAAAAAACAGAGACGAATATCAAACCAGTAAAAGTGATTATCCGAAAAAGTAGGGCAATGGTAGATGTCGAGAGGTTTATCAAAATCATACCTGACAAACTTGCAAAAATTGATGGTTTTACTGAAGCGTATACAAAATGGATTCAACATAGAGATCAAATGCGAAAACCACTGACATTGAACTCTGTTGAATTGCAGATGAAATTTCTTCTCAAACAACCAGATCCAGTTCTCTGCGTGTTAACCGCCGTTGAAAAATCATGGCAGGGAATTTACGAGGTGAAAAACAATGGAACGAAAAACACAAAAACCAATACCACTAAAAGAAGCAGCGAGTTCTCTTCTCAAAGAACTTCCAAAATCTCATGATAATGATAAACTGCAATTTTATATGAGACACAGAACAGAAGTGTTGCAAACAGAAGCAGCGAAGGAACTAATGTTCAAGGAAGGGTTTCCAAGAAAATACGTGAATGCTGTTTGGGATGGTGTTGATGCACAAACTCGTGTTATTGCACAAACATTTATTAGTGATTATTATTTGAAATCACTGGCAACGAGACCTCCTGGTTTATACGTTTGCGGTGCTGTTGGTGTTGGAAAATCTTCTTTAGTGACATTGATGATGCTGCACCTTGTGAAGATTTTTTCGCACTCTGTGAGATTTGTGTCACTTGAAAACCTTGTAACCATGATGTTTCAGCGAGATTGGGACAATGTCAATAAAAAAATGAATGCAGCAGTTCTTGTTATAGATGATGTGGGCAGAAATTACGATGTTGATTTTTCGGTGTCTAAATTCAATGGGTTTATGGAACATAGATATAGCAACGAACTTCCAACATTCTTTACTTCTAATTTGTCGCCTCATGACTTAAGAGAAAGAAACGGTTACGACAGAATAGCAGATTTGTTGTTTGACAAAAACTGGTGTAAAGTGTTGACATACGGTGGAACATCTATGAGAGGAGCAGTGTGATATGAGTGAGTTCACTGGAGAATGTTACCATCTTGTGCATTCTGATGGATGGTGCGAAGAATGCAAAAAGAAAGTGCATATTATTTTTCATAACGACAGCGACCTGGTTGCTGAAGAACAAGAAGAAACAATAAGAGATGAACGATGAAAACCAACTAACAAAAAATTAAAAAGTGATTGTGACATGTTATGGAGTTTGCTTATTAAGGTGAGAGCAAATTTCAAGAGTGAACTTTCTGGAGAAAAAGGAATATTAAACTCGCACCATATGGTTGGTAAGGTTACATATCTTCTCAGGTATCTCACTACTAATGGTATTTGTTTGACTGTTGGAGAACACAGATTTGGTGTTCACAGTTTTGATAGGCACGAAATTTATAGGGACAAAATAATAAATGCAGTGGGTGAAGAGAGATTTAGTGAATTGAGAAAATATCTCTATTTCAGAGATGACACAGCAAGAAAGGATAACACGGAATGGTTGCTGCAAAAAAGACGAGAACTCGCACGAGAGTTGAAAGATCAACTATCACACATGAAGAAAAACCGGAATGTCCTGTCTGCTCTTCAAAAACTGCACAGCATCGACTTAAAATAGTAGGAACTTCAGACACCAATGGTTTAATATATTTTTGCAGAACGAAAACAGGTGGATGTGGTTTGATAACAAATCAACAGGAGTTATCAAATAAAAAACTTCACAAAATTGATACCACTTTGAAACGAGAGAGAACGTGCAATAGATGTTATGCTCTTGGGATAAGTGGTTGTAAACTTGGATTCACTATTGACAAACAAACAAGAAAACCAGTTGAACCTTGCAGGAAACCGCAAACAAGAACTGACGCACTTGCGATGAAAGGAACGAAGAATAATGCTTGAGATGCGATCTGAAGTAGAAAAAATACTGAAAGCAGCACCTCCGACAAGAGATGATGATTACCTCTTGTTGATGACAATGTGCCACGCAAGAAGAGTTGATTTGCAAGCGATGGACGCATACACCTTCTTGTTAAAAATGTCGAGAAATCAACTGCCTGATTTAGAATCGGTAGCGCGTTGCAGAAGAAGCATTCAAGAAAATAATATCGCATTGAGAGGAAAGTTATACGAAGGAAGACACAAAAAAGAAACTGAAGTGAGAAAAGAAATCAACGATGAACAAGCGAGAAAAGGAGCGATGAATTTTGCTGAACCACAACAGCGTTTGCAATTATGAAACCTCAGCGGAGGCTTTTAAGGATTTATATAGTATTATATCAACTGTTGGTGACGATGTCGTGACAAGGTCATTTAATAGACGAGAGCTGCGTAACATCATGATAGTTATCAACAATCCACTGAGACGTTCTGATTTTGTTGACGGACGTGGATGGAATCTCAGGTGTGCATTTGCGGAGTTTTTGTGGTATATGTCGGCAACGCCTTTGATAAAGGAACTTGAGAAATATATTCCAAGATGGGCAGAGTTTTCTGACGATGGAAAAACTGTTAACTCTAATTATGGCGTTTACTGGTTGCGACAAATTCCAAAGTTAATCAGAGAACTTAAAAGAGATCCAGCATCAACAAGAGCTGTGCTGACAGTATATGATGGACATCTTTGGCTTGACATAGTCACTCGTGATGCTCCATGCACTGTCAGCATTCAATTTTTTATCAGAAATAAAAGACTTGATATGACAGTTTATATGAGGTCGAACGATTTGTGGTGGGGTTTTTGCAACGATCAATTTTCTTTTACTCTTCTTCAAGAATTAATTGCTAATGAACTTGGCATTGTTGTTGGAACATATACGCATTTCGCGGGAAGTCTTCATATTTATGAAAGACATTTTGGAAAACAACTTGACGAGATTCATACCAGCATAGTCACGCCAACAAAAGCAACATTTTCTAATTTTTGGAAAGATGTGGTCAGTGCTGATAACAATGATTTAATATTGAAGCTTGCCAGTGAAACCTCTGTTGATATTTCCGGATTTATTGCTGATTATCACAATCAAGGAAATGCAAGATGAAAAAAACAAGAGCTGTGGAACGAGCAAAAGCGATTGTTGTTGACAGGTCTGAGGAAAAAGAACGTGAATATGGCGATTTCGCACAAGGAATGCGGGAAGCTGCTCGTGTTGCTACAGTGATGCGTGGTCATGTTATCGACGCAGAGGATGTATTCGCGTGTATAATAGGTATGAAACTTTCCAGGGAAGGTCACAGACATAAAGAAGACAATATAGTAGATGCTATTGCTTATCTTGACCAATACAACGAGCAATGTGAATCAAAACAAGGGAGAAAATCTGATGACACTCGCTGAATTATCTGAGGAACCTGAATTTAAGGAACAGTTATGTCAAAGTGGTTGTGATTATTGTCAAATGCTTATTCAAGGTGGAGACGAAAATTTTGATATTCTCGCTTTACGTCAACAACAATTCAATGATGTGCTACCACATTTTCAGGGAAAACTCGAACAAACTTCAATGACAGGTTTATTGTTGACACCGGAGGATATACAGTGAAAAAGAAAAAACAACAGGATTGGAAACCACCGGAACTTAAATATCAAGTAAAAGAGATGAAACGAAGAAAACACTCGCCATTCTTCGTTGAAGATAATACACGAGAAACTCAAAAGAAAAATATAAAATTGTTTTTTAAGATCAGTAAAGAGGGTGTAGTTATTTATCACGGGTGGTCTGAAGGTTATTCTTCAAGAGACTTAGCAATTGAACTTGAGAAGAGATACCCTGCAGCAGATTATTTGAGAGTGTGGCAGCAATGAAAAAGATAAAGTTAACACATAAAAAATTTGCATTTGTAGATAATAAAGATTTCAAATTTATTAATGAGTGGAAATGGTATGCGCGTGAAATCAACAAAAAATGGTATGCTGTTCGATATGAAAGAAAGCGAGGAAAACAAAAACTAATATATATGCATAGATTTGTTTTGAATTATTCTGGTAAATTAGAAATAGACCACCATGATGATAATGGATTAAATAATCAAAGATATAACCTTCGACCTGCAACTCATTCTCAAAATAATATAAATAAATGTAAACCATCAAATAACACTACTGGTTTTAAGGGTGTAGATTTTTTTCATAAAAAATATTTCAGAGCGATAATAGGAGTAAAAGGTAAGAAAATATATCTTGGTCTTTTTCCAAGTTTAATCGACGCGGCACGAGCTTATGATGAGGCTGCTAAAAAACATCATGGTGAATTTGCAAAACTCAACTTTTCTTAAACCAAGGAGAATATGATGAAAAAAGAAAAAGATATGAATAGGAAAAAAAAACGCGAGAAACGACACAACGGAACTTGATGTAGAAACCGTGGTATTCGAAAATAGCATTTTTCATAGAGATTTTTTTGCGCACTTTCTCAGATGGTCGCATATTCTCCATGTGATGTATGCGAGAAAGAAAACGGATCTTGTGGATGTTGGTTGCGGAGAGGGAGCACTTGCAAAGTTGCTTTATAAAAATAGATGTGCTCCTGATTATTATCTTGGAATCGATGTAGATAAGAAAAAAATCGATCAGAACATGAAAAATTTTGACAGAATACTATGGGCAGAATTTGTTGCGGCCGATGTGACAGATAAGAAATTTAAACATCCGAAAGAAAAGTTCGATATCGTGACGAGTTTTGAAGTTCTCGAACATGTTGGACGAGATAATGTGCCGGCATTTCTTGAATCTCTTTCAAAGTTTGGCAAAGATGACGCTGTGTTTTACCTATCTACGCCAAACTATGACGAAAAAGTTGGAGCAGCACAGAACCACATTTATGGAGGAAAGATTAACGAGTGGGAACATGAGGAACTTCACGAAGAATTATGCAAAGTGTTTACAGTTGAGAAGAGATATGGAACATTTGCGAGTCAAAAAGACTATAAAGATTTGATGAATGTTGCAACGTTGCAGATTTGGGAAGCACTTCATTCTTATTATGATTCCAACGTTTTGTCAGTGATGTTTGCTCCATTATTTCCAACGAGAGCGAGAAATTGCATGTGGGTAATGCGACAAGGAAAATCACGATACCCGGGAAAACTTGATGAGAAACAGTTGTTCTTTCCGTTTGAGAAGAAGGTGAAGAGATGAAAAAATATAATGCAATAGGGATAAACATTTATGGCGGAGGTTTCACGCTTGGAGTGCAACGAGTTTTTAATGTGCTTGGGCAATGGGAAGAAGTGACATTGGGAGCAAATACATTTGAACTTAATTTCAAAAACATTCCAAGACCGCTCGATATAAGACTTTGGCCGATTAAAGAATTTGAGAACAAAGTTGATTTTGTCTATGCGAATCCTCCATGCGCTCCATGGTCTATTGCAAATAATCATGCAGGTAAAACCGTGGAATCACGATTTGTTGATGCCAGGCTTTCGTTAACAGAGCATACAATGATGACAGCGTTGAAATTAAAACCAAAAGTTTTTATTAGCGAATCTGTTGAAGCAGCATATAACACTGGACAATCTTTTTACGATAACTTCAAAGATGTTTTTATGAAATCTGGTTATGCTGTGACATATTTTTTGACAGATGCAGTAATTCATGGCTCTCCGTCAAAAAGAAGAAGGTTTCATTTTGTGGCGAGCAAAGTGAAACTTGATTTCAAAGAACCAAACATGGATAATTTTAAGCTAAATACCGTGAAAGATGCAATAGCTGATCTTGAAAAAAAAATTGGCAGTATAAAAAATCATGTAGAAAGAAATGTAAATCCTTGGTATAAAAAATTCATGCCGCTTACCCCGCCTGGCGGAAGGTTGTGTGATGTAATGAATGCAGAAAATGGTTGTCCTGCCAATGCACCGCACGCGAGTTTCTTAAATAAGCGTTTGATTTGGAATGCTCCGTCTTTTACCCTTGTTGGAGTTGATTATATTCATCCATCTGGAACAAGATTTTTAACACTGAGAGAAGGGATGCGATTATTAACATTTCCAGATTCATTCGTTGCTGCAAAAACTATAGATGTTATAGATACCGTTGAACCTTTGATGGGAGAATTTCTTGCAAAAATTGCGCTTGCAGGGATAAAACGTGGAATCAACGTAAAACCTTACCATAAAATTATTGACTGGCGTGATTTGGGAAAACAATTTGCAGTACACAAAATGAAACATTTAAACAAGGAGAATTTATGAATATTTATTTTGCAAGAACACGTGACGTAAAGATGCCAACGAGAGGAACTAATGGTTCCGCCGGCATTGATTTTTATATTCCCGACAGTTTTGTTCGTTCGAATTTACTTGCTCCTGGTGAATCAGTGTTGATTCCGTCTGGAATAAAAGTGCGAATGCCGCAGGATCACGTATTGATAGCATTTAATAAGAGTGGTGTAGCTGTAAAGAAAAACTTGCAAGTTGGCGCTTGTGTTGTGGATCAGGATTATCAAGGAGAAATACATATTCACCTAATAAATGTTGGTAATACGGAAATTGAAATAATTCCTGGAGAAAAAATACTTCAGTTTGTTCTTATGCCAGTTACTTTTGCTGATATTTGTGAATCTTCGGAAGCATTCGTGCTTGAACATCAGACATCAAGAGGTACGGGTGGTTTTGGATCGACAAACAAGAAGGATGTGTGAAATGATAACTCAGGAAATAGTTGACAAGTTGGTGCAATTTGGTTGCGGAATGAATGACAGTTTTATGTTGATGGCTATATTAATGGCAACTCACAGTCACTGTGTCAAAAAACATGTGGGTGCGGTGATAGTGCGAAATGATAGAATAATATCAACAGGTTACAATGGTGCACCATCTGGATTTCCGCATTGTGATGAAACTTATGTTGATGAAAGAGATGGTGGAAAAACAAAACTGCTTTACCCTAACGGATGTAAAAGAGCTGTTGACAATAGTTGCTCTCTGTCAATTCACGCCGAAGCCAATGCTTTGATGTTTGCCTTGCGAAATGGTGTTAATGTGAAAGGAAGTAGAATTTTTGTAACAATGAGTCCGTGTCTCGCATGTGCGAGGATGTTATTTCAAGCGGATATAACAGAAGTTGTGTATCTTGAAAGTTATGCTGATTGGAAAGGTTATCCAAGTGATGATGCGTTGAAATTTTTGTCTGATTGCAACATGAAGGTAAATCAACATGAATTTATATCAGATTTAATTTAACCAAGGCGAAGCCGCCCCTTCGTTAAGCAGGAAAATGTTTACAAATAAATCAATGAACATTTTAGTGAGCAGTGAACGCGAAGAAAGGAAGTAGATATGACAATACTTGACTGGATACTTATTGGATGCGTCTGGATGTTAATACCTATTAGCTTAATAATGAAAGCAAGACAAGACGAAAAATATGCACGTTGGAAAAAAGAAGACGCAGACAATGTACTCCGTTGGTTTAAAAAAATGCATGGTCGTTGAGCGTTCTCACGCTTTGCGAACGACTGCTTAACGGTTAGTTTAAGCTGCCGCGTTGAGAAGTTAGAATAAAAAACGCAAGCTGATTCGGTCAGCTTGAGCGCCTGGTTAGGTTGTATCGCATCTAATTTTAATCGCCTTATGGCGGAGGAAAAAATGGAAATAATATCTTTTGATGAGTGGGCACGAAGGAACCGCGTTGATGAAAACGAAGATTGTGAACAATGTGATGGAGTTCCAAGTGCAAACGTAAAAGGATGTTGTTATCAGACAATGGATGACATGCCATGTGAATGCCCACGATTGACCAAATTGCTAATAGAATACCACAAGATCCGAGCAAAAGAAGAATTGAAATTGGAAAGAGAATTAAGAATAGGACAACCCATTGCCTCTTCGGATATAACAAGAATTGATAGAGGGCACAAAGTTGGAGGATTAAGCGAAAGCCATTTGAATGAAGGAGCATAACGTCACAAGGCGAAATATCAAATGCAAAATGACAACAGAACGGATTGCGTTTAAGCTGTTGCCGAAACAGAAAGGAACTTAACAATGAATTATGAAAAAGTTGTGCCAATACTGAAAGATTTATTGTATAGACATAGCGAAGAATTTAACGATGAAGCCGCAGAACTAATGATACAGGATGCGGCGGTTGATTTAGTGAAATATATTTCCGAACAAAACAAAAACGCGAACGGCAATCAGCTTGAACCGCTGGTTAGGCAGTTGCCGAGCGATAAGGAAATTGTGAAAATATTATTAGATAGTGAGATTAGAGGTATCGAAGAAGACTTATCTATAAGTGTGATTCCATCTATTCAAAGAAGCCAATATCCCGAGTTAGCTAATAAGATTCGGCAAGCATTTATTGACGCGAGACAATCTGCCTAACGGTTGCGGTGAAGCTGCACAAACACAAAACTTTAATTTAGGAGGAAACTCGATGCTAAAGAAAATATCAAAAAATACGGAAGATTTATGGAACGCTATTCGTGTCAGCTTGCACCGCTGGTTAGGCGGTTGCGCTGATGCGATAAAAAGGTCTTTAGGAATTTATAGACTGGAACAACGAATAATTGATTTAGAAAAACTTGTAGGCGAACGAACTACGGTGCATTGCGACGTTCACACAAAAGAACCCTGCGAGGTAATTGTGATAGGCAGGTATCGGAACAAGGAATATGTAAGATGCTTCCACTTGAAGGCAGAATCTATTGACCAGCTTATTATATATCTACAAAACTGTGAGAAACATGCCAAACGAGGAAGATTTGACATGGTGGGAGCAATGCCATTCAGTGCGGTTTATGAACTGGAAAACTTTTGAGCGCAATTTGCCTAACGGTTGCGGTTAAGCTGCGGGCGAAGATAACTTTCAAAATGATAAAACAAAGGCTGTTGCACAAATGAGAAAAATTAAGATTAGAATTTGGAATAAAATAGATAAGATATTTTCTTATGGAATAATAGGAGAAGATAAAATCAATGCCTTCAATCCCGACGTCTACGAGGCAAGCGAATACACGGGAGAAAAGGACGCAAACGGAAAAGAGATTTATGAAGGCGACATTGTAAACGTGACCGAACAAGACGAACTGAAAACCCTTGTTGGTAAACAGCGGAAAATAGTGTTTGCAGATACGATGTTCACGTTCCATCCGGCGGTAGAAAGTAACCAAGGAGATTATGTGATACCACTTGCAGGATTGGAAATCGAGGAATACGAATGCGTGATTGTAGGACACGCCTATGAGGCTGATTTGGTGCAACCGCCTGTATCAGATGTTAAATGACAATACAACGGTACGCGGTGAAGCTGCCGAAAGAAGGAATTTGAATTTTGATGAAACCCGAATCTAAAAATATCATAAAAACTACGGATGAAAGTAGTGTGCCCATCCGGTCAGCTTGCACCGCTGGTTATGCCGCAAGCCCTCGAATTATTTGCGCTGCCGTATGGTTTCAAGATGGTAAAAAATATACCCATCAGCCTAAAAATATTGAGACAGGAATTGTGGTTACTGGCTGGAGACACCACAATTGTTTCTATACTGCATACGCATTACAAAACTTTGACCTTAATAAACGGCGACCAAAAAACATTCAGGGATTTCTAACCTCTGACAATAAATTCTTAACGAGAAATAAGGCGTTTGTTCTTGCAAGAAAAACAGGACAAGTAGGGAATAAACACGGCAGGCAAGAATTGGCAAGCGAGGACTTGTATTAACGGCTTGTCGCCCTAACGGATGGCGGCTAACGTGCGGTACTGAAAACTTTAATAACATTTAAAAAGAAAGGCGGTTGCGATTATGGAAAAAGAAATAAAAGAACTACTGGATGATTGCTACAATGCAATAGCTTAGGCAATTTACCACGATGACGGACTTGACGGAGCTGCAGGACAAGAATTACTTGACAAAATCAAAAAAGTGATACCGGAAGGAAAGTATGTTGTGTTATGGTCGGTTGATAATGGTAACTAAAAAGGATAAAAGATGGGGACACCATTTGTAAGATGGAAAGCTGACACGCGCAAACGATGCAAATTTATAGTGCCAGAAAGAGTCTATAACAACAAGCGGTTGCTGCCTTTGATTTGAAAGCGTTTGACAGTTTAACGGTACGCGGTAAGTTGTTGTAATGATAATTAATTTATGCTATTTTAATAGTTCATTTAGAACTGTTAGAATAGCATTTTTTTTCACTTATTTTTTATATTCTAAGAAATTCCAGGAAGTTCTAAGAATATGTGTTGAAAAATTTGCAAACGCAGTTGTTGACAACTTGCAATGTTAAAATCTTATTAATTGTTAATAAAATTGAGTTTTTCACTTCAAATTCTTGGAATTTCTTGGAGATTCCTTCTTATCTTAACTTATCTTAACTTATCTTAACTTAAAGATACACGCAACAGATTAATGAGAATTGAAATGAATAGTTACATTTTACGAAGAAAGTAATTACATTTTGGGTGACAAAAAGATGGGAAAGCAACGATGAAGAAAAATGGGAAGAGAGCGAATAAAAAACTCGATGCCTTATTATCTTCAGACTCCTTAAAAAAACCCTACATTCGAAAATGGGGAAATCACTTCGATCGTAAATACACTCCTCAAGAAATTGAACGCATCGCCGATGAAATGATAAGATGGTTTGGTGTAAAGAAAAATCTTTGGCTCAAAGACTTTTCTACCGCGATGATGTTTAACAAAGAAAACATTTCCTACTTTGAAAAGAATAGCAAATATTTCGCAGATTGTCTTGCCATAGCGAAACAGATGCAAGAATCAAAACTTGTTGAAATGGGAATTAAGAAAGGTGCTTTTGCCGGTGCGATGCCGATATTCGCTTTGAAGAATGTTGCTGGTTGGAGAGACAGAATGGATGTAACAAGTGGAGATGAACCAATCACAGCTGTTGAAGTGACAATCCGAAAGTCAAAAAAATGACTGAAGAGAAAAAACCAATTGCTCTGATAATTGAAGTAGGAAACTTCAGAAATTATGAAGCATATCTTGAACAAAGAGGTCAAAGTATAGTGAAGAAAGCTCTTGCAATGTTTCACACTCATAGACAAGCAGAAAGGCAGTTTCTTCAGGAAGTAATTGACAGTGGAGAGTTAAAAAAAGAAGATATGCTGTATCATCAAAGTCAAAGTTGTATAACAAAAATGATTGAAGGAACAGTTGAAGGAGTTGTGGAAAGGGTATTTAAGAAATGCTAACACTTCAATGTTTCCGCTTCCCTAAAGGACAAAGATAATGAAAGCTGAAGAAGTTGCAAAACTGTTAGTTGGCAAAACAATAGCAAGGGTAGACTGGTGTAAACATGGGAATGATATGTCAGTTGATAAAATACACTTTAATGATGGAACAAAAATAACTATATCAACTTGTCAGTGTCCAGAAGCAATAATTGAAATAATTCATTTGCCAGACGAAACAGAGCATAGGATTGAAAATTGAAAACACTCCATCTTGAATCCACAGAACTGATGCAAAAAATTCACGATGCCAAGACTCGCAACATAGTCTTGGAAGGTGGTGCACGTTCAAGCAAGACTTACTCAGTCCTTCAGTATTTCATCATTGATTGTTTTGAAACCAAACATCCGAAAGAATATGATATCATCCGAGAAGTTCTTGGAGATTTGAAAGCTACTGCTGAAAAAGACTTTATTGAAATCCTTAAGACAAATGGTTTATACCATGAAGAGAATCACAATATGTCAGAGAATATCTACACTCTGCGTGGTTCTCATTTCAATTTTTATGGTGCTAAGGCAACAAATGCAGCAGAGTCAAAGAAGTTGCGTGGACGCAAGCGTGACAAAGTCTTGATGAATGAAGCCAATGAAATGTCTTTGGACACTTATCGCCAATTGGCAATGCGAACCACTGAGCAGATCATCATGGATTACAATCCATCAGAAGAAGACAGTTTCATTTATGAACATATCATTCCGAGAAAAGACTGCACCTTTATCCACTCTACCTATCTTGACAATCCTTTTCTTCAGCAAAGCATAGTTGATGAAATCGAGATGATGAAAGATGATGATCCAGAGTATTGGAATATCTTTGGATTGGGATTGCGTGGCAAGCGGTCAGGACTTATCTTTCCGAAATACAGAATAGTTAATGAGTTTCCTTCAAGTTGTCAGGATATTCTGTATGGAGTTGATTTTGGTTTCAACGATCCAAAGGTTGTGGTTAAACTTGGCAGGATTGGAAAAGAGATTTATGTTGAAGAGCTTTTATACAAACACGGGATGATTCGAGAAGAGTTCATACCAGTGCTCAAGAAACTTATTCCTGAAGAGTATCGAGATCAAGAGATGTATGCTGACTCAGCTGATCCTGAAAGCATAGAAGTAATTAATCGTGAAGGTTTTAATATTCATCCTGCCGACAAGAGCAAAGACTCAGTAATGTTTGGTATTGAAACAGTTCGTGCTTATGAGCTTTGCATCGTTGCTGGCTCTGTGAATGTTCAAAAGGATGTCAAGAATTATAAGTTCAAGAAAGACAAGAACGGAAAGATGTTGGATAAACCTGTTCATGCTTTCTCTCATGCCTGTGATGCTATTCGTTATCCAGTTTATACCCACTGGGGAAAAGAATACAAACGTACCACACTTGAAGAAATGAAGACTGTGCAGATTGAAGAGATGGAAACAGTTGGAGTTGGGAATAACTTTGAAGAACTTGAGACAGTTGGTTCACTGATGGATTACTGAGATGGATAGTGTAATTGTCATCAGAATAAATATGGATGCCATCTGGTTGCAAATTATCCATCAAATTCAAGTTGAATATTTTCTTTGTGAACACAGGAATTGAGAATGGCTAAAAAGAGATTGGCAACTAATCAAATAAAGAAACAAGAATTTCCATCTTATCCTGAGGTAGGCGAAATGATGGAAATGGAAACAGCCAGCATCTTATCTGACTACTTGGTTCAGGTCATTGGAGATGTCAATAGCAATTCAGTCATCATCAACCAAGATCGTGTTGCTAAGACTCAATCCTACAAAGAACTTATCCAGTTTGAACTGTATGCAGAAGTTGCTCATGATCCGCATGTGTCTTCAGTTGTTAACACCTTGCGAATAATGATAGCCAGCTTGGAGTGGGAAATAAAACCTTTCAGTGAATCAGCAAGGGACAAGGCGATAGCAAAGTTTGTCCGAGATAACTTTGAAGGACTGGACAACTTCTCTCAAGATTTATATGAACTCAACGATGCCATCTTCATGGGTGTTGCCTGGTCAGAGATTATTTACAAAATAGAAAAAGAAGTCAGACTTCAGAAACTGATGAATCGTCCGCAAAGGCGTTTACAGTTTGATGGTGTGACTAGAGAACCAAAGCTCAGATCGAAAGAGAATCCGTTCTATGGAACTGCATTGCCAGAAAATAAGTTTATCATTCATCGGGCTGCTTCAACTCACGAGAATCCTTTCGGTGATGCACTGGCTCAGAATGTTTACTGGCTATGGGTGTTCAAGCGCGTAGTACTAAAGTTCTGGGCATCTCACCTCGAAGTCGGCGTTGCTCCAGTTCCGATTGTGAAACATCCAGCAGGTAAGAACAGTACTTACAAAGCAGAAGCACTTGACATTGCAAAACAAATACGCAGTGGTGCTTACGGTCGAATACCTGATAACATGGAAGTCCTCTGGGCAGAAGCAAAGAACATGGCTGCTGCTGGATCAACTTACAAGGACTTTGAAGAGTTCTGCAATTCAGAAATAACTAAAGCAATCCTTGGACAGCTTCTCACAACTGAAGGTAGCAGTTCGGGTGGTGCTGGCTCAAGAGCATTGGGTGATGTTCATATGCAGGTGCTTCAGTCTCGGATAATCTTTTATGCGAATGCTTTGGCTTGCACTTTAAATTCAACAGCTGTGAAATGGTTGGTGGATTACAACTATGCAAGTGTTGATGGTTATCCTAAATTCACCTTTGTCACTAAGCAAGCAGTGGACAGGAAAACAGAAGCAGAGATAATCAAGATACTGAAAGACTCTGGCTTCACTGTCAAGCACACTTACATTGAAGATGTACTGAAGATACCAATTCAGGAGATGGAAGAGAAACAACCTGATTTGTCAAACAAGAAAATAGATGAGAATGGAAATATAATTGATCCAAAATAAAAACCAATTGAGGAGAATCAAGATGGAAAAGAATGAACTTACAGTTGAAGAGCAGAAAGAATTAGATACAAAGCTCAAAGTAGCAGCAGATACAAAGAAAGACAAACTCACAAAAGAAGAAATTGCTACAATCAAGAATGACTTCCTTCAGGAACTCATATTCAGGAAGGAAACAGAAAACAAGAAAACAGTTGAGGCAAAGAAAGTGGTTGAAGCAAAGAAAGCTCTTGCAGATCGTGCGAAGTCTGATCCAATGATGCCGCACGAAGAAAAGAATTGAGGTGTTGAGATGAAAAAAGAATTTGTAAGCATTAAAGATATGGAGATATTCAAGACTGGCGTTTGGAATGGTGAAACATTCACAGAGCAGGACTTGGACGTTATGTCTGCAAGTTTCAATACTAATGAAGCACCTCATATTATCGTTGGACACAGTTCTGATTACAAGGGTGCAACTATGATTCCCTCGTTCGGTCGTATCACAGGTGGACTGAAGCGTGTTGGCAATAAACTCGTGGCGCACGGAATAGAAGTTGCCGATGAGATGGCTGGTTGGATTCGTGATGGATTCCTGACAGACCGCAGCATTGAAATAACAAAAGACAACAAGCGAGTGCTGGCTGTTGGGATGCTGGGAGCTATGCCACCTGCTGTAAAAGGAATGCCGTTGATGAAACTCGCTCTGTCAGGACTCCAATTCTCGGTAACCGAAGGACTGAAGTCAATTGATGTTGAAGAGTTTGCTGATGAAAATAAAACAAAGGAATTGTCAGAACTCTGTGGAAATTTTATTGAATCAATTGAATATGTTGATTCTGAAAAGTTGATAGAAAAGGTTCTGGAGTTTCAAGAAGAACTTGTTCTTGCCCTGAAAATTGATATGCCAAAAATTGAAACAAGGTGGAAAGAATTTACAAACAAATTAAAATCATTATTAACGAGTGGAAAGGAAGTGGATATGGACAAAATCAAAGAAGAAGCATATCAGAAAGAAATTTCTGATTTGAAACTTCAGAATAAAGAGTTTGCCGATAAGGCAATGGCTCAAAAAGCTGCAGATGAAAAAGCTGCGGCTGACAAGGCAATAGCAGATCAAGCTGTTGCTGATGCCAAGTTGTTCTTGGGTGTGAAGCAGTTCTGTGCTGAGAATAAACTCAACACCAACAAGCACCAAGAGCTGAACATTGAAGGCATCCTCTATGCTGCTGCAAAAGCAAACAGCACAGTTGAGTTCTCAAGCAAGGACAAAGATGGCAAGGATGTTTCTGTGAAGAAACCATTGCTTGAAGTCCTTCAGTCAACAATAAAAGCATTTCAGCTTCCCTCTGCACCAGTAGGTGAACTGGGAGCAGAGTTTGCAGAAGATGGAAAGAAAAAGGATGGTCGTTCAGAGCTGATTCAAAAGGTGGATGAATATATTAAAAATCATCCGTCTGAATTTGCAAAACTCAGCACTGAACAAGCCAGAGCAAAAGTAATAACTCTGGAAGCAAATCACAAAATCACATTAATGTAAGGAGTAACACAAAATGAGTAATGTATCAGGAGATCTACTCGACCTTGGAGTCAAACTTCAGGTGACAGTTGGTGCAAACATTGCAGCAAAGACTTTGGTCAACGCTGATGGAACACTTCCTGCTACCGCTGATGTTTGTACAGGTGGAGTTGCTGGTGGAGACACACCGAGCGGAGAAGTTGCTGATGTTAAACTGGCGCCTGGTGTTTATGCTATCAAGGCAACAGGCACAGTTACAAAGGGTGCTGAGGTAGAAATACTTCAGGGCACAGTAGTTGGTAACATCAGCGGAGTGCAGACTAACATCACCGCTGCTGGTGTTCAAGATTTAGCAAGTGGTTACAAAATAGGACGTGCATATTCAGCAGGCAGTGCTGGTGACACAGTCCTTGTTAATCTCTATGGCAATCAAGCCAAGTAAAAGGAGAATTGAATTATGCAAGAGCGTATGTTATATCGAAATCCTTCCACTGACTTGATGGAAGTAAAAGAGTTTTCAAGCAAAGCACCTTATCGCCAGTGGGTGAAAGACGCTAATGGTGTTATTGTACTGAAAGAATTTGCAGCTGATACACAACTTGGTCTGTTGCGTGTTGCTGATCCAGTTCTTACCAATATAGCTCAAGGTTATCAGCCACAAGAAGGAATGATTGGTGATATTCTTTTTCCTTCTGTCAAGGTTGCAAAAGAGTCAGGACGTTTTCCTGCCTTTGGAAAAGAAATGCGTGTGCTTCCTGGTGGGGACATCAAGCGTGCAGTAGGTGGATTAGTTCAGCGTATGATTACTCAGACTGGCTATATTCAACTCTCACTCTCTGAATATGCACTTGGATTTAATGTTGAGAATCGTGAGATTAATGAGTGGGCTGGTAATTCAAGTCAACTTTTGGTTGCACGTCAAACCACGTTGACGGAAAAGATTCGATTGTATCGTGAATATCTTCAGATGGTTCTTGCAACTACTGTTGCTTCTTATGCCACCAATTTTGCACTCTCAGGCGCATCAAAGGCATGGGCAACAACTGGTGATCCTATCAAGGATATGCTTCAGAGCATTGCACTTGTTCGTAAGACAAACGGAAAGAATCCTGATGTTGTTTGGTTCACACCAACGGCTTGGTATTTGTTCTGCAACAACACAATCGTTAAAAACACCATCAAGTACGGTGGAACAGAATCAGCACCAGCTCAGCTCTATGTTGGTGGTGAATCTGCTGTTGCTCGTTTGTTGGGTGTAAAACAGGTTGTTGTAGCTTGGGCAAGTTATACAACAGGAACTGATGGCGGATTCCTTCAAGCTGCTGGCACTGATGCTTGGCTGTGGGAGTCTGTTAACTCTGCCTGTGCAGGTTGTGCAATCACTGGCTTGGGTTGGGGAGTTCCTTCGTTTGGTTACACCTACGAACGTTTGAACAGTCCAATTGTCGAGTCATGGTATGACAATTCTGTAAAAAGCATGAAATATGATTCAGAACATTTCTTTGATCCAGCAGTCACAAAGACTGATGGTGGCGCAATGTATTACGCTTTAGCATAAGGAGAACAGAAAAATGAAAAGAATATTTTGTTTAATATCGTTTCTTTTGTTGTTTGCCTTGTGCTTCAGCCAGCCGAATCCCTCAACTGGTGCAAGTTCAAGTACAACAACACTAAGTGTGCTAACTCAAATAAATGGACTACCTGCAATTGGTGGTTCATGGTATTTTGTCGATCCCTACGTAGGGAATGATTTATCAGATGGAAAGAGTGTGGCAACTGCCGTCAAGAATCTCAACATTGCTTATGACAAAGTGAGTTCTGCTGATGGCATTTGCTTCATATCGCCACGTTCAACATCTGCGCAGACAACTTCCTACTTGACTGCTCCGTTGGTGTGGTCAAAAAATGGAATTACAGTTGTAGGCATTGCAGCTCCGACACTTGAATTTGGAAGAGCACGAGTGAGCAACCTTGAGGTTACAACAGGTGCTCAAACTACACTTTCATTTACTCGTGGCACTGGTGCAGTTTATGATTACATTTCCAGAAGTGCAGGTTCATTCATAACAAATGGATTTGCTGTCGGACAAACAATCCGAGTAAACACAACTGGAAATGGAGCTGATGCTTCAGGGACTGGCAGAACCATCACAGCCGTCACAGCGACTAAGTTGACACTGGAAACGATTGGAACTCTGGTAACTGAGACTGCTGCTAATGCAGGAAGTTCAGTTGTTGAAAATTATCAAGCATACTTGATAAATGTTTCAGGTGATAATAATACATTTATTAATATCCATTTCAACAACAGTGATACAGATGCACTTGGAATCGGTGGTATAATTGTTTCTGGTGATCGAAACTATTTCCAGAACTGTTTCATCACTGGTGCTAATGGTGCGACAGCTGCCACAACTGCCACTGCATATTCTTTGCAGTTGGTAGGTGCACAGGACAACACTTTTAAGGATTGTATTATCGGCAGTGATTTGACAGATCGTGGTAACACCGCAAACTGTGAATTGCTGTTGACTGTTGATGATACTAAGTCTTGTGAGCGTGATCGGTTTATTGGGTGTGAATTTCAAGCATACGTTTCGACAGGAACGGCTCACGGTGCAATTGGTTCAAGTGACGCCACTTCGATTCGCCGAGATTTGATATTCAAGGATTGCCTCTTCCGAACCGCGGTGACAGCTTGTGCAACTGTTTTTATTGGGACTGCTCCAACAGTTGGAAAGATTTACATGGTTAATACCTACGCTTGTAACTACACAAACTGGGATGATGGCTCGGCGAATGTGATACGTGCCTCAGCTCCTGCTTGTGCTGCCACTGGTGCCGGTGGATTGATTGTGATAGGAACAGAGCGGTAGATTTATTGGGGTAATGAAGTCCTAAAGATTTCATTGCCCACTTTTAAGGAGATAAAAATGTCTTCAAATTATTGCACACAGCAAGACCTTGAACATCATATCAGTGTGGCTCAACTCAAACAGTTGACAAATGACGCTTGGGATGAATCGCCTCCTGCCAATGTTGCTTTAGATGCTATTTCAGGTGGAGAACTGGCAGCTGCGGAGTATTATGTTGTTACTGCATTAAACGAGAAAGGTGAAACAATCCAATCAGAAGAAGTCACTTTCACACCTGATAATGGAGATGCTACAGCGTCTTTGAGTTGGGATGCAGTGGCAACAGCTACAAATTACAAGATTTATCGCAGTGCAGCGCAGGGAGTTTATACAAGTCCGAGTCTTGTAGCTCAGACAACAGAACTAACGTACGATGATGACGGATCAACGGATTTATTGATCGGTGCTCCAAAGTCCGACAACAGTATGCCTGATGCTACTATTGTAAATGATATGATTCAAATGGCTGATAATGAAATCAATGCTAAAGTCGGCTGCACTTATTCAGTTCCATTTGTTGCTGGTTCTAACTGTGTTTCAATTCCTTTGATAATTAAAGAATTAAGTCAAGACATGTCTCTTTACAACTGCTTTATGAGACGTATTTCTGGCTTTGAAGTTCCAAAACAATGGATTGAAGCATACAAGGATGCTTGCAAGAAACTACAAGACATTGCAGAAATGTCAGTTTATTTAGATGGTAGTCCTACTATTATGGGCAAGGAAGCAGAAATTGTAACTGAGACAGATGACAAGATACTGGATTTTAATGATGACGATTCATCTATGAGTTCGTACTAATATGCAATATGTGATTAAAGATTTAATAGGACAGATGATTGACACTTTGAGAACTGATTCCCTTTTCAAAGGTGTCACCGTAGCTCGACATTCAGGAGAGGTGAATATATTTCTTTTCAACAATCCAGCTTATTGGGAAGGACTGACTAAGAACATTCCTTTTGTTCTCATCAAGTATCAAGGCAGAAATGCAATAGCCAGAGATACGATTGGTTCTCAGTGGATTCACGAACTGTCATTCAGTGTTTATGTCGCAACTGCATCTACAAAAGACAAAGAGAAAGCCACAGAAGAAGCTGAAGTATATTTGGCAAAGATATTTGACTTGTGGCATGGCAGAATGTTTTACTCTGAACAAACTTTTGCTGATAATATTCCGATTTTGAGTGGTAAACAGATAACCACTGATGAATTTAATCAGCAACGTTGCTTAATGGAGGATGGTGGGCAAGACGAGCGACTAATAATGACTTTACCTGAAATTGTATTGTATGAAACCAAATATAATGTCAGACTGCTTGCACACACTTATGTCGCACCGACACAAAATGCTTAACATCTCCATAAACGGTTCTTTGCCTAAAATAAATTCAGACTTGTCTGCTGCTTTGATTCAAGCAGAAGAGTTGATGCTGAAGTCTGTTCAGATGAACTTGTCGATGGGTGGACGACCGGCTTTTAACGTCAAAAATAAAAACAATTCCACACCACTGGTTGGCAGTGGAAAGATGTATAAGGGCATAAAATCAGAACATACAAACAGTTCTGCAACTGTTTATATGGATTCAAGTGTGGTGTCAAAGAATGGTTACTTTTATCCAAAAGCACTAAATGATGGTGCTAATGTTCCAGCAGTTGAAGGTAAGTTGATGGTGTTTGTGATTGATGGACACACAGTTTTTACTTACAGACGGAAAGCATTCAAGCTGGGTGCATTTCCATTTATGATTTTTCAAGCACAAGACAAAGAAAATATTATTAATATATTTAAAGATGCAGTTTTCAGCAAAGAACAAATTAAATTTTCACAAGGAGAATAAGTAAAATGGAACTGGAGACAGATAAAACTTTTGAAGGAATTACTGTTGGTGGCAAGAAATTTCCTTTTGTGCGTTTGACAATCAACTCTACAGCTATACTTTTGAAAAAACTGAGACCCGGATTTTGGCGTTCCATAGGCGTGGTAGCGGCGACAATTATCAATCCACAGAGCAACAAAAAACGCTGGTGGAAGCAGATCAGGTCTGTTGCTTTTGTAAAAACTGGTGCGTGGAAATATTTTGGTATTGTTCCACGTGAACTTCGTTGCTCTGTGATGCTACAGAAGGAAGCAGAGGCTGCTGAAGAAAGTTTTTTCGCCTATGCACTGGAGATAGTCCGAGAGTTCAACAAGCCATCAAACTCTGTGAAAGTTTCTCAGACAGAGAACAACAATCTAAAATCAAGCGGTTAATTCAACTGTCTGAACGGTTGGGATTTGATTATATGATTTATAAAATGGCAAAACAACTTGGACAATCTGAAAATGAAATTAAAGATCAATATACTTATTCAGAAATTGCAGAGCGCAATCTGATGGATGTGTATGACAACTATGTTGAGCGGGAACTGATGAAAGTGAAATAATGAGTAATGATGGAAGTTTAAATATTATTACTAAAGTTTCTGGACAAGCAGAACTTAATGCTTTATTTGACAAGTTTGAAAAAGGGACTATTAGCATTAATGAAATGTCCAAGGCAATCAAACTCAACAATGAAGTTTACAAAAATGCTCCTGATGTTCATAATGCTTTTGGTGCTGCTGTAGCAAGAAATAGTGTCATATTAAAAGATGCAAAGGATAAGGCAATTGATCCATTGACTTCTGCCAATGGTCGGATGATGAAGTCTTATTTTCAAACTGGCGAGGAACTTCGCAGATTTTATCGAGAACAACGTGTTGGCGATAGGACTATGCGCGAGATGACACAGGCGGCCGGTGGGCTTGGTCAGATGATGGGTGGAGATGGTCTCGGTAAAGTAGTTGGTACATTAACAAGCGGATTTCAACAAGGAGAATTCAGTGTTAATGCAATGGGAATTGCAGCACAATCAGCTGGCGGCAAAATGGCAATACTTGGTCGCGGTTTAATGGCGATGTCAGTTCCGCTGGCTATTCTTGCTGGTATTTGGTTTTTAATATCAAAAAGAACAGAAGATTCAAAAAAACAAACGGAGGAATATAATAAAAAACTTCGTGAAAACTTAGACATGCAGATAAAACTTGGGATTGTAAAGCCCGAAGTTGGTATAAAAGAGGATGAAAAAAAGTTAAAGAAATTGCAAGATGAATACGCGAAACTTAATACTAAACCAAAACAGCCACAAGATTATATTGAGCCATCCAGCATAATAGAAACGAGAAAACTGTTTTCAAGTTATGCGAAAGGTGAAACATTCCAAACACAAGAGCAGGTTGATAAGTTAAATGAAATTTTAGCTTTGCAAATTAAAATAAAAGAACAAAAAGACGCGATTGTAAAAACCGATACTAAGACCGAATCAATTCAAGAGTCAATTCTTGAATTAGCAAAAGAAATGCAGAAGGAAGAAGCAGACGGATTTAACAAAGGATTTGCATACTTGAAATTGAAACAAGATGCAGAGCCAGAAGAAATTGGAAATTATATAAAAAAATTGCAGTTGCTAAAAGAAAGCACAAAAGATGAAACACTACAACTGGAAATCCAAAAAGAGATAAATAAAAAATTATCTGATGAAACGAAAGCAGTAAAAGAACTTGCCAAAGAAAAAAAGAAGGCTGATGATGACGCATATAAAGCATCAAAAGCAGGTAGATGGAATAAACTAAAGACAGATATGAAAGAATGGCTTGATGACACTAATGTTCAGATTGATGCTGTGTCAGGTGCGATCGGTGGATTAGCAAGTGGTTGGACACAAGCAATATCTGGCTTAATTAGTGGTACTCAAAATATCGGTCAAGCATTTACAGCAATGAAAGATGCAGTTGTTCAAGCATTAACAGAAATCATAGCTAAGATGATGGCTATGTATATACTTCAACAATTGCTTGGTTTGTTTACTGGTGGCGCAAGTTCTGTGGCAAGTGAATCTATTCCTGTTGGTGGAGGTGCAACTACCAGCACAGCTTTGATTGGCGATTCAGGTGGATGGTTGAATGAACCTGTTTCTGGTATAGGAATGAAAACTGGTACACCTTACAAGCTTGCTTGGAACGGAGTGCCTGAACATGTAACAACTATAAAGCAATTAAATCAAATGAGTCAGAGTTCAAGAGGTGGAAATGGAAACGCAGCAATGGCAAAAGCATTTCAAAGTCTTGCCGATAAAATCACACCTGCGTCAGCGAGTGAAGTTCATTATGCAATGATTAAACAAAGTAAGATTCGTTCAGGACGAATAATGTAATGGCTTTAACTGAATATAAATTACCCGATATAAATAACCTTCCAGTGGGAATTGTGAAGTGTTATTTATATCACGATAGTTCAATCACTGGTTTAACTTATCCGTCAAAAGTTCCATTTTCTAATATTGGTGAATTTGCAGAATCAATTGATACTGAAGTTGGCGTTGTGGATGCTGCAAACGTGCAATTAGATATTGTTGAAGACTATTCCACTTATTCTGAAGGATTTTGGTGGAAACTAATTAATGGTTATCCTACTCTTGATGTTCAAATAATGTTCACAGTAATGGAAGGAACTGATGAAACCTTTTTATTTAGAGGAAGTATTTACAGGGATAATGTTAATTTTGGCGAACCATATTTAGATGGATTGAGTGTTGTTAGAAGTTGCTCAATCCAGTTGGTATCAATGATTGGTGCAATTGATTTGGTTTCAACAACAGTTTTAGTGGCAGAGTGTTTGTCACTTGCAACTATCAATCATGATGATGCTGTTGGGGATGAATATTTTGTTCAACTAATATCAATTTTTGCAAGTATTATTAAGCTTGCGTTTAATCAGACATATGATGTGGATATGGCAATTGACAGATCAAGAGATGTCTGGGGTAGTTATAGTGGTTTTCAATACAAACAGTGGTCTCAACTTTGGATGTATGCCACAATTGGTACTCCATCTACATCTCTCTATGGGTATATGGGTGGTAATTCACCCTATGCTTGGACAAAAAATTATGGAACTGCCAAAGCACTAATGCAACAATTGTGTAAAGAGTTCGGAGTTGTGGCACAATATACATTTGGTACAATTGATGGTTTAATAGACGCAACTCCTTCTAATAATAAACATAGAATTATTTTAAGATCAAGAGGCAAAAGAAATAGTGATTCAGCAAATACAACAATATCTGGTAAAATGATACAGTCAGATTTTGTAAGCGCCACTCCAAGAAAATCTAATGCAACACGATTCACTTTGTCAGAGAATTCTAATTATTCAAGTTGGTTTTTGAATGGCGCATTTAATGAGGGTGTTAATTATCCATCTGATGCACAGTTTGACATTGATCAACAAACAGATTTTGGAATTAATACTCCTGCATTGAGTGATACATTGAACACTACGAGACTTCTTTATATGAGTGTTTTACCATTCTTGACGAGAGAATCAGTTTATTTGTGGATGTGGCACAAATATTCAACTGGTCAGGATTTTGAACAGCAACTTTCGCTAAGAACTATAATGGCACAATATTATTTTTATCGTTTCTCTCCATCACGATTTCAATTCACAAGAACATATACAAGCATCAAAGCAAACAACGGTTCAATTATTTCACAAAGAGCAATTCAATCTTTGGTACAACATGACATAACTTTTCTTTTAGATGGAGTAGAAACAACGGTAACTTTTTATGCCTCAGAAGTTAAAAAAGATATTGTGAATAATAAATTAACAGTAATATGGGTGCAAGCATGAAATTAATTAAAATTATCAGGATTAATTAAGGAGATTCAAAATGGCTATTTCATTATCAAGAGTTCGAGCCAATCAATTAATTGGTGGTATTTCAAAATGGTGGGTAAAAGCTGCTGGTGACACAGGGTATTATGATTTGGGTGCTTTGTTTGAAGGTAAGTTAAATCTCGATGCACTTGGAACTCAAAAGGACAGCCAGCAACGTCCGAGACAAAATGCTTTGGAACTGAAAGCTAGTGCAAAGTTATTTAACACTGAAAAAACAAACATGATCAAGACTCTGGACTATCTTTGCTTCCAAGACTTAGATCATGTCATTCACTCTATCAATGGAGTTCATTCAGTCAGTTCTGCTCTTTTAACTCATGACCCATATTTTGGATTCAGTGCAAAATTAGTTTCTGATGCTGATATGGATAAAATACGTTATATCGAGATTGCTGCTGATCGCAAATTGACTCTTACTGGCTCTTATGATGAATTGAGTTTGATGACTGCTGCTCATCCGACAGTTCCAGGCAGTCAGCCAACAGCAGATACACTTCATGCACTGGCTTCAATTGCACGGAGCGGTGAAGTTCCTGCTGGATTCGCTAAGGTTGAAATTGGTGAAACTGTTGGTGCAGATCAAGATGTTGGTGTTATCAGAAACGGAAAGTTCATTGCAGAATTTTATGGTCAAAGAGATTCTCGTGGGCGCACTCATTGCACAGCAATCAAGTTTGACATTTCAGTTGAATGCTTGCAAACTGCTCTGGCTGAAATCATTCAAGCGAAAGATATTGCCAATGCTGATATAGATGTGAAAATAACTTTTGTTGATGGTCTAATTTTCACTGCAACAAATCAATTGGGTGTTGAATGGTCGTTTGATTTGAAAGAAGATATGAATGATTCTGCTTTTGTTAAATTGGTAGCTCAGGGTGCTGTTTATAGTCCAGCTTCTGCAGCGTCGGTTTGGGACACTTTCTTTAGTTGATTATGAAAATATTAATTTTTACACCTTGTTTAAGACTTGAACCAGAAACAATTGACAGCATTTTGCATCAGATAAATATTGAAATGCACTCTGTTGATGTCATGTTCACACATGACAACCCTTTTGAACAGGGCAGCCGGAATGTGAGTTATAACTATAACAAGATGCGGAGAATTGTTTTAGAAGAAGAGTATGACAAGGTATGGATTTGTGAGAGTGATATCATTCCACAGAAAAATGCCTTGTCAAAACTTCTTTTGATTGATACTCCAATTGCCACTGGTTTTTATTTGCTTCGTCACGGAACTCCGTCACCTAATCTGATGGTTCGGGACACTATTTCCATTCACTGGAAAAAACTTCAAGACAACTGGAACAAAGTGATTGAAGTGGCAGGCGGATGCATGGGATGTTTGTTGATTGACAAAAGCATTTTAGAACAATATACATTTGAGTATGATGACAAGATTCCACCTGATAGTCCATTTATGTTTTGGTGTCAAACGAACATGATAAAACAAAAAGCAGATTTGTCAGTTATCTGTGGGCACAAAAGACCTGATGGCAAAATAATTTATCCAGATTATAACAAGGATTATTCAATTGTCTGACACAATACGACTTAAATTTAATTCACAAGTAAAACCAGTCCTATCGGATCGGGATGGTGAGGTAAATACTAATTGGGTGAATGGCGGAACTTCAGACGTAATAAGTGCAATAGATTCTGCACCTACGAATGGAGGTTCTGGCTATTCAATTGATGATGTTTTAACTCTGACAGATGGTAGCAGTGACGCAACGGCAAAAGTTTTAGCTATTGCTGCACCGGCGATTGTAGATAGTTACAGTGAGGCGAACCATTCATCCTCAAGCAACCTATTTCATTTCACAGCTGGGCAAAGTTTCACAGGCGACGGGAAAAATTTAACAAGTTGTAAATTTTATTTAAGTAAGACGGGCAGTCCTACTGGATTTTGCAGAGCAAAATTATACGCACACTCTGGAACATTTGGAACATCAAGCGTGGGGACTGGTGACGCATTGGCAACTTCTGATAACGTTGATGTTTCTACTCTGACAGGAGATTTCACTCTTACAACTTTTAATTTTCCGGCGCTTTACACAATGGCAAATGGCACTCATTATGTAATTGCGATAGAGTATTTAGGTGGAGACATGAGCAATTGTGTGCGAATTGGTAATGTCTATCCAGACCCCACACATGCGGGAAATTCTTGCGGTGGAGTTGTACCGACATGGTATCCTGAAGTATCCACAGACCTTTGTTTCTATGTCTACGGCATTTCTGGCGAAGTTACGGAAGTTGAATTATTAACAGGCGGCACGAGTGGATATACAACGGGAACTGGTAAAGCAACAACTGTCAGTCCTTCAGGTGGAAGCGGATGTACCTTGAACATCACAGGAGTAGCAGCAATAGATTCTGTTATCACTGCTGATGCAACTCACATTTATTCAGGAACGAAATCTTTCAGATTAGTTGCGAATGCAACAGGGAATTTCACCACTAACTTTGCCTTTCTTGCTTCTGCCAACAACGCAACTTTTACCGTATCAAAAAAGTATTGTGTAATCGTTTGGGTATACGCAGTGACAGCTATTAAATTCAAAATTAAAACTGGTGGGATAGAATCTTCAGAAATGACTTGTGTTGCTGGAGTGTGGACTGCATTTCCTTTTGTGTTCACTGCTTCTTCTGTTACTACTGCATTTCAAATTGCAGTTACAACTTCAGGTGGTGGCACAATTTGGTTTGAATTAGGAGAAATTAGAGAATATTTAGACATTCCTGTTTTGTCAATCAAAGGAATGTCGGCTGGAGACTATGTTCAATTCTTCCCGCCGATAATGAACCAGATTTTAGATGGTAGTAAAGAAACTCAGTTTATGGCATTCATTCGCCAAATAAGACTTGATTGCTATCCGATTCACAACGGAAGTGCAGAAGAATTAGCCATACTCTATTGGCATTTAGACAACAATCGTAAAGTGGATTACGGAACTGAATACGATGTAGATTGGTGTCCACAGAATCCTGATGGATATGAATTAGAGTGGGTGGATGATTTTAAAGAAATCAAACGATGGACTGAGGACTTTTCAGAAAGTATAGCAAGAACAACTTTTCCTGCTTGAACGGAAAAAATAATGTGGCAGATCAAGCGATTTTTAAATTTTTGGATTCAATCGGAGTGGTTCATACGCAGGCATTTGATATTTTGTCGGTTCATGGGAACACTCCAGACAATATCAGATTTGTTCCGCCATTACTTTACAGTATCATCGATGGAAGCAGCGAAACAGAGTTCAGAGGTTTTCAAAGAGTATTTGTTTATGAACTTAAAGCTCTCAATTCTTTGGAAGATTATCTCAGAGCATTTCTTCAAGCCAGTGCGAAGTCAATTACCTATAAAGGTATCAACACAGTGGCAGAAGAATGTCAAGTTGTTTTTGAATCTGCTGAGTATGAGAATGAATGGATTGATGGATTTGAACACACGAAAAGATATGTCATTGAACTTGTTGAAAGTACGATTAGAACAATTTGGAACATTCCAACTTTTTTACCGATTGCAGATGAAGATATGTACATAATAAAAAAGGTAAAAATAGAAGCATCACAAACAAGTCCAGAAACTTTCACAACGAATGTTGGAAAACTTTTGTACAACTATGGCACGACTTCACTTCCTTCATTTAGTTTGCTTAGCCATATAATTTCTATTTCGTGCAATTCAACTCCATATCAGGATGCTAAATTTAATCAAGTTGGAGACATTGCACAAAGTGGCTCAAATATTTCTTTTCAAATTGCAATGTCCGACACTGGAAATGCTTCATCGGATGGATTCTTTTATACAGATATAAAAATTCAACTTCAGGAGATTGTGTGAAAAAACTTCTTTTAGTTTTGGCATTTGGTTTTGCAATTTCATTTTCGCAAACACCACAACGTAATACTTTTTATCCAGTTCCTACAAATACTTATGATTTGGGACTTTCAGATCACTGGTGGGAACATTCTTACGTCGAGTATGGAAATTTTTTAACTGTAAACGGATTCACACCTCACAACGGGATGTCAACCGACTCTTTGCATTATTGGGCAAAAAGAGATTTAGATACAAATAACATAGCAAGAATAAACAAATCAAATACATTCACACAAAAACAGAATTTATTAATTCCTGGCGAAGTTAGTACAGGTATCCCAGTCGATGTATTAACATTAGAAATTGGCAGGAATACGAATGGTGAGGTGAACACTCCAGGTTATGGTCCTTCTATCTTATTTAAAGATATTGGCGGAACTAGTTATCTGAATAATATGGCAAGGATAGCTGCAAGATATACAACTGGTGGTGGTTCTTATTTATCGTTTTATACAAATGTAATGGCTGGAACGACAGACTTGTTGGTTGATCGGATGCAACTAACATCTGCTGGTAACTTATCATTACTGACAGGTTCAATTGATTTAACACCCCTTTCTTACTTGGGAATATGGGATAAACACAACAACAATCAAGATGTCGGAGTTTTAGTTGAGAACACTAACGCAGGTTCAAAAGCCTCGACTACGTATGCGTTAAACAATGATATTCACGCTGCACTTGAATGGTATGTATATTCATCTGGTTACAATTCATCCAGCGATGCTCGTACGTTTAAAACATCTTTATTTACAAATGATTTCATAAAGCCTAATTGGGCACAAGTTGTTGGATTCAACACGATTGAAGGTTTGATCGTAAATACAGCAGGAAGTTACCCGTTATTGCTTGGCACTGGTAATTATGAGAGAATAAGAATTGATGGTTCAACTACTGATGCAGTTGGATATGTTACGATAGGTGGGATACCAAGAATAGGTTCAAATGTATTAAGTGTAAATGGTTCAATCGCTTGTGGTGATGTCAATAGCACGGGTAGTGTAAATGTTGGCGATGCAGCAACAAACCAAACAATAATAGATGGCTCTCATGTATACGGGGCTGGGACATCACAAGTCCAAACACCTGTATTAGATTTAAGTTATGATTTTGGTCTTTATTACGATAGTCCACCAGGTGAAACCTCTGATGGAGGCGGGGTTGGTCTATTTGCAAACTATGGTGGTAGCGTCGGTGGAAATGGTGGTAATGTTGATATACAAGCTGGCAACGCTACTGCTGATTTTGTGGAAAGTGATGGAGGCAGTGTTAATATATATGCAGGTGAAAGTGGTGGTGCTGGTTCAGATGGAGGTATAAACTTATTTGGAAATACAACAGTAGATGGGACGATTAATAGTGGAGCGATAACAAGTAGTGGAAACTTCACCATAAACACAGCATCCGCTCAGATACTTACCTTTAACAACACATCAGCAGGTGCTTGGGAGGGAATAAATAATCATTATTATATAGACGGTGTGAAGCGCGGAGAGATGGATATTTACAGAAATAATTTATCTTCTGGTGCTAATTATATTTTAAAGTTAATGGATGTTTCTGGCAATTTGTTAAACGCAATGCAATTTTA